CTTTAACATACTTTGACTGTTTATCACCTAATCGTCTATTACAGGTTATCTTAAAATTAAACTAATAATAAGTTTCCATTTGATGTTCCATACTACCTCCTATTTCGATTATTTGTTATAAATTCAGGCATATCTGCATGATCTTTGATCCATTCACGCATTTGATCTTTTGTCCATATATCTAGGTCTTGTAACCTGGGATGTTTTGGTTGATTATCAGCAAGATCAGAATCATTAATTTCTTTGATACGTCTGCTACAATATATACACATAAGATACCTCCTAGTTAATTGTTAAAAGATGTGGGAGACCATATTATAGGAGCGGATTAACCGACACCTTGCCAATATGGTAAGCTCATAATTGCTTATTGTCTGGCTTCGACCAAACGTCACCGTACCTACGACAACGATACGTTTATACTCGCTATGCCTACGAGTCTATGCTATTGTATCTCCCTTTAAATAGCTGTTAGCATCATGACCGTGCTAATTCTGAATCCATATCCATTGATCGTCTAACTGCATGAAAGTCACCCATGTTTGACTCAAACTTCTCTCGTTCTGCTTTAATCTTAGCCATTACTTCATCAGGGTCTTCACCGTGACATAAATGTAATAACATTGATGACATCAAATTGGCAAACACTGACGCCATTGTTTTATATGCCTCGTCGTTGTCCCTATTCACTAGAGCTATTAATTGCCCAACTAAGACATTAACTACTGCAAACACATGATATTTATTATCTAAGTTCATACTACCTCCTAAGTTTAAAGATTAAGTGGGTTCATGCTTTGAAGACTGTACAGTCCACTGAAAGACTTACAGAACCCACTGATAATTGATTAATACTCCAGCTTAATCATCTTTGGTAAATCACCATTCATATTTACAATTCGTAACTGACTAATAACTACGTCATAAGGACAAGTTATTTGAACAGTCTTACCGTTGTTCATTCTAAATATTGTCATACCATGGTGTTCTCTAAAGTAATTAACATTAGCAAGATTAATGGTATAAGTGTGTGATTGTATTAAGGTCATGATACCTCCTGAGTTATTGCCCAAGTGATGGACAGTTGATGATATATTATAAGACAAAGTGTGCGCTGATCTATACTAACCAACAAAGGCAGAATGCACAACTGCGCTATATATTAGCACAAACCAGCACAACACAGTGCTAAAAAAGGGGGACATAAGCCCCCCATGGTTATTTGTTGATCTTGCCTAGCTTGGGGACTTCCTCTTCATGATCCACGTAGACTGGGTCCCAGCCATGTGCTATTGCAACATCATTGAGAACTCGTAGGTCAGCTTGTGCAGCGCGCACGATATCGTTCTTACTGGGTTGTGAACCAGTAAATTTGTTCCATTCGCGCCTCACGCTAGCCTTAGCTACGTCATCAAGCATCTTCTGCCATACGGCAGCTGCACGATCTAACAGGTTCTGTCTATTCAGCTGTTTAGTTGCAGTCATAGTTGACTCCTTTCAGGTTGTTAATGGTTAATTAAATATAATTAAATGAAATTTAACTAAAATTCGTATTACGAAATCCCCCGAATAGGGGGTATAGATGGTAAAAAGGACGCACATCAAAATGGTATAATTTTTTTCTTAAAGCACTTGGGCAATTAGTAGTTTGATACAATTTTATTTTTTTTTACCTTATAGGGTGGCAGGGGGGGAATAGATAATATAAATGAGGGGATAATAAATGAATCCGAATTATATAAATGAAACAAGAAAAATTAATACCAAGGCTAATACTCGCATGGTTAGTTGCGACATTCCTTATAATGCCGATACAACATGTGTCACCGGTAGCTTTTTATACGATATGTGCGATACTTCTATGGATAGCAATATACAAATTGTCTATGTATAATGAAAAAACCTGATAAATTCGTTTATCCAGCAGGTTTATTGAGAGTGGTTGATGGTGATACCTGTGATGCCATGATTGATCTAGGATTTGATATATGGGTAAAGAAGAGAATTAGACTATATGGAGTGGATACTTGGGAATGTCGTACCCGGGATAAAGAAGAAAAGGTGAAAGGTTTAGCTGCCAAGGAATATGTGAAGGATTTACTGGAGAAGACAGACGAAGGGGACTTTACTCTTAAATCTCATGGCGTTGGTAAGTATGGTCGTGTGCTTGGAGAAATATTTTTAAAAGGATATGATGATAGTCTTAATGAGTTATTAAAGATTAATGGACATGCATATGAATATCACGGTGGTAAGAAAAAGAAATTTAAATGAATCGAAGTAGTAATGGGCATGAGACTTCTAGGTCAATGAAGACTGCAATTATTGATGATAATGCTGTTATATCGTTAAATATTAAGTGGCTCGCTCAGGTATGTGTATTGATTGCGGCAACAGTATATGGATATTTACAGGTTGAGTGGAGAATACAAGAACTTGAGCGTAGCATGTCAGATGCTAGTGATGAAATACAAGAGTTGGTAGCAAAACATATTGAAGCTGAAGACGAAAGAATGGTAATTATGGAAGAACAACTCAAATGGTACCAAAAGGAATTTAACATGAATCCTCTAAGCTGGCGTAAGAAGAAGAAGTGAGGCTATTTGCATCTATATTAGAGGGAATAACGAAAGAAGACAATAATATGGAATACAAATTAGGTGAACTTGTGTCTAATACAACAATAATAAAAGATGGTGTTGATTTAAAAAAAAGATTTTATGATGTACTTGAGAACCATCCTCTTACATACCACTGGTCTGACGGTGTAAAGAGTATGATTTCAGAGAAATTTTATGATGAAGTAATGAAGGACGCTACAAAATGAGTAAGTTTATATCAGGTTTAATATTAAGTGTATTATTTATTTTCTATGCTTGGTCGTGTGGAGATGATTTTATGACAGTTGAACGTAATATAATTGATGCAGAAAATAATGTGCCTATATACTTCTTTGCTAATGCAGAACAAGCAGACAACGCTAATTCATGGAGGCCTGTATTTACTTATTATATTTATTTAATGGAAGAGGGTGAATATGATGCCTATTTCCATGCCTATTGTATGGACGGCGACTCTATTATATGGTCAGGTGTTCAACCAATTACAATACAAGGACGTAAGAAAATATGGGGAGAGTATGTTAGTAGTGCAAATTTTACACCTAATAATATAGCTAATGTAACTCCAATGGCTTATGTAAGTGTTGAGTATTAATGAAATATGGTTTATGTTCTACCATGGCTGATGAAATAAAAGAATTATCGGGATTACCTAGAGAACAACAAGAATTTGTACTTGAAAATTTATCCCACGATTATAGTCCTATTGAGATAGACGGGAATATGTATATGATTCCACAAGAAGTTAATGATCTAATAGATAATTTAGCGAGTCAAGTCAACGAACTAAGATTTGGAAAAGAAATCCATTAAAAATAAAACCCATTGTGTTTATGATGGGCTAGAAGAGTTTTTAGAACACAACCCCGGTACAAATGTAGTATTTGACTGGCGTAAAGCTAATGAAGGTGACTGGGTGTTAAGTGATGACAATAGAATTGTTCAACTATTAAAAGTCAGCAAGGAAGTAAATCACCCCGGAGATAGGAAGAATTATAAATATGCAAATGGTTGGGTAAGAACTGTTGTGGGAAGTTTTCTTAATAGACAAAATGTTAAGATGGATACTGACTTCAATTCACATCCAAACAGATATACATTTAGTAAAAAGATAAAAAATACTAATAAAAGGGTAGTCGAAAGAAAGAAAGTAACCAAGAAGGAAAGAGAATTTGCTACAAATATAGTAGTTGGTATGGGAGCAGTGGAAGCATACAAGAACGCATATACAGAATTATCTGATAATAAAGCTAGGAAAAAGGCAACAATACTATTAAAACAGGAGAGAGTAATGAAAGAAATAGAAAAATCAGTATTAGATGTAGCTAAGGGCCTTGGTATTGACCATGAGTATATACTTGGTAAACTAAAGGGATTAGCTGATTATAGTGAAGATGATAATATAATATTACAATCCACAAAAGAATTAGGTAAGATAGTTGGTACTTCGGGATCCACAGTAAAACAAAGAGAGGTAGGTTTACTTGGTGTTTTCCAAGGCTTTTCTCCAGATGAACTAGAGGGAGCGACAAGAGAACAGAAACAAATAGAGGAGGGTGAATAATGGTTTGTCCGTATTGTACCAGTATGTATGTTAAAAAGGACGGTAAAAAGTTTAATAAGAGTAAAACAAATCAGAAGTTTAAGTGTAATTCTTGTTCAAAAAACTTTTCAGTTCCACTGGATACAGTAATATCCGATGAATTTCCATCAATAAAGCCCGGTGAAATATTTACCATAAAATCAAAAGAAAAACTTCGTATTCACTGTTTAACTGATATTCATGTTGGTGCTGTTGAATTTGACTTAAAGAAGTTCAAGGAAGCTGTAAGAATAATAAAGAGAGATAGAAACGCAAGATGGTTTGGTAATGGAGACCTACTTGAACTAATACCACCGGGATATAAGGCTATAAATCAAAGAGGTCAGAACATTCCACCAGATGAACAATATCTTGCATTTTTAAAACTTGTTGATCCAATAAAGGATAAATGTCTATTCATACGGGGTGGTAACCATGATTTTCTTAGAAGCTATACTATTCTAGATTTTGATGTTTGTAAGACATTAGCTGCTGAAATGAATGTTCCTTATTTTCAGTACCCCGGATATACGTCAGTAGATATTGCAGGTTCTGTATGGAATATTGTATCAGGTCATGGTAAGAGTGGTGCTAAGAATGGTGACCTTGAGCTGGATAAGTTATCATCAGTATATTCAGATGGTGATGTGTTCATATTGGGACATAATCATCAGTTGTATGCTAAACCAGTTGATTCAATAAAGATAGTAGATGGAGAAGAATCTCTTAGAAGAAGGTGGTATGTCAGGGGTGGTTCATTCCTACGGTATGCTAATTATGCTCGTTATTCTATGTATCCGATAATAAGAACAGGGTGGGTAACAACTGAGTTAACTAAAGATGGAATTAAATGTTGGGAGAATTAAATGAACGAAAGAGACTGGAGAGACCCAATGGTGCCAAGTAAAATAGAATTACCACTGGATATTGCAATATCTGATCTAAAGAAATATAAGAGGTCGTTACCATATAATTTGTATTCACTGTCATCTAGGCAAGTAACTTATCTAAAAAGAATGATGGCTATCATAGAGGGTATGGAAGTACCTGATAGGATGACAGAAGATTGAATATAAACGGTCAGAATGTAGATAAAGCTGAAGAAGCTTTAAGACTTGCCAACAAAGACCTAATTGCATTTGGTAAGTTGTTTCTGGCTGATGACTTCATGCGTAGTGAAACTCCATTCTTTCATTACGAGATTGCTGATGTAATTGATGATAAAGAAACAAAACAAGTTGCTATCATTATTCCACGTGGTCATGGAAAAACTGTATTAACAAAGGCTTCTATACTCAAAGACTTCCTTTTTTGTCCTAAAGATGACTTTCTATTCTATGCTTGGGTATCAGCTACTCAGAAACTTAGTGTAGGAAATATGGATTATATAAAGCATCACTTGGATTATAATGATAAAATTAAGTATTATTTTGGAGGCATGAGAGGAAAGAAGTGGACAGAAGAAGATGTTGAACTATCAAACGGGTGTAAGTTAATTAGTAAATCTAATGTGTCAGGTATAAGAGGTGGCACAAAACTTCATAAAAGATATGATTTAATAGTACTC